CGCAGCTTCTTCGCTCACAGGCCAAGGACCACGGTGCAGATCAGTGGGAAATTGTGGAGCTTCCGGCCATTTTGCCTTCGGGTAAAGCCTGCTGGCCCGAATACTGGCCCTTACAGGATCTGGAGCGGGTCCGGGCATCAATTCCTGTATACAAGTGGAACGCGCAGTATCAGCAGCAGCCAACCAGCGACGAAACGTCCATTCTAAAAAGAGAGTGGTGGAAAACATGGACCAAGGACCACGTGCCACAGCTACAGTATGTCATACAGAGTTACGACACCGCGTTCAGCCGGCGGGAGACATCTGACTTTTCAGCTATTACCACGTGGGGTGTGTTTTTTCCTGAAGAGGGGGGTCCTCCCAATTTGATTTTACTGAACAGCAAGAAGGGTCGCTGGGATTTTCCAGATCTAAAAGAAGTGGCCCTGGAGCACTATAAGTTCTGGGAACCGGAGACGGTAATTATTGAAGCCAAGGCCAGCGGCCTGCCGCTGACGCAGGAATTAAGAAATATCGGCATCCCCGTGGTCAATTTCACACCCAGTAAGGGGAATGATAAGCTGGCTAGGGTCCACGCCATTTCTCCTTTATTTGAGAGCGGCATGGTATGGGCACCCGAAGAAAGCTGGGCGGAGGAACTCATTGAAGAGTGCGCTACTTTTCCTAATGGCGAATACGATGACTTGGTGGACAGCATGACGCAGGCACTGATGCGGTATCGTCAGGGCAATTTTGTCCAGTTGCCCACGGATGACTGGGACGACGAGCCCAGCACACTAAGACCAATGGCTTATTACGGCTGATAAAACAGATGATTTTTAGTGCCACCCCCAACCCATCACGAAATCCGTTCGGCAGGATGCACTGGATCGCTGGAGGTACAGGCAGTCCTGAGGGGCAATACGGATCTCTTCAGGCCGCTGGACAATCTCAATCTCCCGTCACAATTCAGGCAGAGCCGGAAGTCGATTATTCTTACTACTTCTCGCCAGCGCATCGGGCGCTACGCGCAGCAGAAGCACGAAAAATTGGTGAACGCGCTGGCGAGCCTATCATTCCTCCCGGTTTTGAAGGGTTCGTAAAATCGGATCTGTTTGATATATCACGCCTTCCAAAAGTCCCCACCTATGAAAAGGTGATGGCGGAATACGATGCTGAACGCGCCGATTTACCGCCGGTCAGTGGGCCATTTCCCACCATCCGCAACGAATATTTCAGGATGCAGCCGGGCGTCTACAATTGGGAAACGGGCGAGCGGGAGGATCAACTGCAATATCTTGACCCGCAACTGCCGACAGTTCTGAATGGCTACAGTCGCGGAACATGGCAAAAAGCAGATGATTCGCCCGCTATTCGCCGCTTGGCGTCAACGCCAAATTTATTTACCAAGAGAGCACGCGGCGGACGCGGCCCCGAACATACATATTGGAAGAGAGCGATCAATGAAGCCTTAGCTAACCCGAATAAAGGCCCCGGTCCACTCCAGCAAACGCTGGGTATGGTGGGGAGAGTCCACGCGCAGAATTTACCGTTATTGGAGCGCCCGTCTAGCAAGGGGATTTTTGGGATACCCGCTGGAATCGCTGGAATTGGCCAAGCGGCGCTTATGGGGTTAGGTGCGGGGCATATAGCGGGTACCGTTGCTGCAGGTGTTCCACAAACCGCTTTGACGGCACTTAATGCGGCCAATATAGCCGCAACCACGGCGACAACCGATCTCTCGAACCCCAACACCAACATAGGCCCCCTAGCTACGTTGGGATCCGCTTTTTTGCCCGGCGGAAAGTTTATAGCCCCTGTCGTAGGGGCAGGCACAGGTTATGTTTCTGGTGGCGCAAAAGGCGCTGTTTTCGGTGGGCTTAGAGGCTTAGGAGCAGCTTATACGGCTGGAGAACTCGCCGCACCGTCTCCCACACCTCCAAGTCTTTTCCTTCCCAGCACACAGGGTGTTTATAGCGGACTTGGTCCTGCGGGGACTGTTGCTAATCTTCTAGGTTCTCCTGGAGGACAATTTTTAACCTCTATAGGTGAAAGTTTAACTACTCCTGTACCTGCACCACAAACAATTGGTGCTCTAGCTCCGGCTGCACTTTCTGCAATCCCAACTGCAGTGGCTGCAAGAACGATACCTATTTCTTCCGGTGTTCCGAGCGCATTACCTGAAAGGGCAACCCTGTCTGATATACGGGTACCTTCCACGCGGGGTGGATTGGCAACCCTGTCTGATGTACAGGTACCTTCCAAATATGGGTTTATAGCACCACCGGGATTAGATCCAATGTTTGCACACGAAGGTGGTCCGGTTGTAGATATCGGACAAGCATTTCCGTTAAAGGATTTTCTTCCTCCCGATATTGCAGCAAAGTTTATGAAATATGAAGGGGGCTCAAAAAGTTATTCAGACAGTTCCGGGGAGGGGGTTGAAATAGCCTATGACCGTCAGGAAGGAACTGGCAGGGAACCACAAAGTCGTGTTCATGTAACCAAACAGATACCCATCCCTGAATTTTTGCGTCGGCATCTTGGGTTAACGGGAGACGCTTTCGCGGATTACAGTAGTGGGACAGAAAAGTTTGATCCGGAAGGCATGCTTTTTTATCAGAGCGAGTTTAATGAAGGGGGCGAAGTATTACCTCCGGATTTACAGGAACTTCAGGAAACAGAGCATGGCTATTATGCGGAACACCCACCAGACACTTTGGTATTAACGCCCACTGGAGAAAACACACAATACGAATTACCTATCTATAAAGATCAGCACGGCATGCTACATTCAGAAAGCACTGGAACTTTTCAGGTGCCTAATGGAAAGTGGATTACTATTTCGACCATTTATCCGGATCCGGAAACCGGGGAAGCGCGGTATTTTGATCAAGAGGAAATTTTGGAACGGATAATTTTACCGCAGCTTCGAATATCAGATGTGATCCGAAACCCGGTAAATGGCGAAGTTCTCCCATTATTTGATACGGAACCGGAAGCAACAAGACATGCGTTGGAAAGGGATCAAAGTCTTCAAAGGGATTTTCAGGGTGGTGGTGAAGTAACCGGTATTGGTGGTTACTTCCCGCGCAATGCGGAAGGCTATTTTCAAAGCCCGCTGATGGCATGAATGATCGCATCCGTCAGGGCCTGGGAACCCTGAACGAAACTGCACGCAACATGACCCGCTATGCCAATGGCGGTGGCATTAACTCATTGAACGAAACAGCGCGGGACATGAATGTCTATGGATACCCTGAAGCAGAAAGACTTGGTTCTGTAGCAGCGTTTTTGTCACAGTTTTTCCCGGCAAAACGGGAAGTAATAACCGAGCCCGAGTTTAAATGGGCGGACGACAGTGTTCGGTTTCCTTTTAGTTTGAGGGAGCTTGAAACTGATCGTGGCGTTGACCCCGAAACAGGGAAATGGGTAGAAAGGGGCCGATATACCCCCGGCGAATACGGAGCACCGGAATACGCTCTTAAACATATGCCCATTTTTCAGGCATACAACAATCTGCAATCGGCACTTATCTGGCATTTAATAACACCGGGCAAGTTCGAAAGGGTTGTGAACATTATCAAGGGCGCTCCGTCCGCTATTGGTAATGCTTTAATAGGCCAGTGGGCCGCTATGGGAGCCGATCCGGGAACGGCTGCTAAACATCCTGTGACTGGAGAACCTGAGTATGGTGCTTCGCTTTTGCCTTTTGGACGGGCAAAAGTTGAAGACGTTACCAAGGTCTTTGGTTTTAAAAGCATACTTCCCGGAACAGGAAGGGCTCCTGTAATAGCGGAAGATATTTCCAAGGCCTTACTTCCCGGAACAGGAAGGGCTCCTGTCTCACCATTATCTCCAATAACACCGATGACCGGTGACAAACCACCACCTACAACAATGCAGATGACCCAAGGAGGTGACGAACCACCCTCGCTCCCTTCTGAAAAACTGTTGGCTACGACGCCAGTTAAAGCACCAGCGATTACTGAAGCAGTAGCCTCTTGGGTTGTTGCTCCCGGTGTAAAAGGTCTTACAAGAGAATCTTTAATTGAACAAGTGGGTAACAATGCGCGTACGGTTAAAGTTCTTGAAGACAAAGGATATAAAGGAAATACCGTTCCCATTTATCGTTTAATAGTTAGTCGAGGACAATCTCAACCGGAAGGCTTAATTTCGGCCACACTAGATCCAAAGAAGCTGTCAGAAAACATAGAGTTTTTCACTACTGGGAAATTGGATCTTTTGGATCTGAAGGGAACAGGCGGATCAGAAACAGTATCTTTAGCGCGTTATGATGTGCCTAAAGAACACCTTAAACTATATGTTCCTGACACAATAAATAAAATGGACAATCCTGCGATCAACAAGGCGTTAGCTTTTGTTAAAGAGAGACGTGCAGAAGGTTTTGAAGATATAGAAAATCCCGCTGAACATGCGCGTT